TTCTAAAGATAAAAATAATGTATTAATATTCTTTAGTTTTGTGATTATATATTGATAGAAAGCTGTCTTACCTAGTCCAGTATCACCTATAAGAGTGATAAGCTGTCCTGTTGTAAAGATATGAGATTTTGGTATAAATGGAAATATATCCTTTAGGTCAAAAGATTTATTAGTAAAATCAGCAGTTAAATAATCAACAAGACGAGATGTCATGTCTTCCGCATTTAACATTTCTGATTCTTCATCTAAATTTTTCCATTTATATAGTATACATTTACTATCGCAGTAGGGTTGTAGTACAGGATGATTGCAGCCGTAGTTATAATCATTTTTAAAAGCATCGCTAACGACTTTACTTGTTTCAACAGCTGGTAATGGATTGTCCATTTGTTCCATATATGCTCTTGCTAGATGATCACACGCTATTTTATCAAAAGCATATTTTTTACGCCATATACTAACAAGTGCCAATAGATGTTTATGTCTATTACTTGGTACATAACCAGCATTATAAATATGTTGAACGCATGTAATGTATCTAGTGCTTAATCCACCAGCGTTATCAAATACTTTACGAACTTCGGCTATGTTCTTTCGACTCATATCCATTGGTTCTAGTCCTTTAACTACTTCTTTTATTATATGGCTTGGTTTATAATCAGATCTTATTTCTTTAGCCATATCTAAAATATCGTAGTATTCTAGATTTTCAAGTTCATCATAACTTATTGGTATTTTAAACAAATTAGAACCTTTATGGTAAGAGAAACCAGCTCGTATTAATCTTCGACTATCATAGATAATATCTATTAAGTCTCCAAAATCACGTTGCATTGTTGCTCTTACTTGCTTTGCTATTTGATTAGAGTCTTTGAATCCATATACATTTCCGACATGTATATGAAATCCTTTTCCAGAAAACCAAATATTATAATGTTCTGGTTTAATTGCTAGTTTTGACATCTTATCTATAACATCTAAAACTTTTGCTTTAGTTTGATTACCTTGGTTATTATCATTTTTAATATAGTCAATATCTATAACAAGCTTATCAACACTTTGGATTCCATTGAATCCAGTTACTGTATTGTTATCTGCTACAAAATCAACTATATCAGAATGATACAGAAACATGCTTCTATATATTTCAGCATTTTGATTTTTAGATGCAATCTTAGGGAAATCATCTAATTTACATAGATTATTTCTGTTACTTATGCTTCTAACAGCGTATTCTAACCACCAGTCACTAGCAGCCATGTTGTCTCCGCTTTTTTGTTATTTACTTCTTCTACTCTAGAGACATCAATTTCGTCTAATTCATCTCCGCTTTTGAGGTCTCTCCAAGCTCGTGAGTATGTACTGGGGGTATGTAATTTCCCCCAGTACTCTTTACCATACTCAACCAACTTCGTTTCAATTTCATGTGACGCTACAGTATCTAGATTATTATCTAGTCTTTTTCTTATCCATGCTTTTATTATGAATTTTGTAGTTGGTACTTTCATTGTTAAATGTCCAAGCTAAAATCAACATCAGCCTTATCTTTGCTTTCTGTTGGTTTATTGCTTA